TCCTTTGGAGGCGTAACAGTAACTCACTGCTATGTAATACATGACCCCAGCGGGCAGGAGAGTCTTTGCGCTCTTCCTGCCCCGATAGCTCATATGGCTTGTTACGAACAGCCATATCTTGCTTGAGGTACGGTTCAACTTCGTCACGGGCAAGGCGAGAATCGTAAAGGCGATTAACGCAGGGTAGGCAGGCAGCGTTTTCATCGCCTGCCAGTGCTTGAGCCCGTGCTTGTGAAGAGAAATCGGAAGACGGTTTCAGGGTTTGGCAGATGTTACAGTAGGTGCGGTCGAGAGAAACTACATTGGACATAGGCGGTCATGTAATAAATGGGCTGGCTTTAAGACCAGCCCATATTGGTTAGGGGTGAATTAGGAGCAGGCGCTTTCGACACGAATACGCTTGAAGCCCATGCTTCCGCTTCCGGTACCCGGACGGGGAGCACAAACGTATTTCAGGTTAAAGCTCACGGCTCCGGGGATGACGCCTGCCGGATCAGCAGCACTCGCAGCGAAAGTCTTGATTTCCGCCTTGAAGTTGCGACCTTCAGGGACATCAGACCCACCCAGCTTGACGCCGAACACTGCGTCTAATCCAGCGAGGTAGCAGGAGTAAGCAGACTTGCCCGTGATCGGTACGCCAGAGGTCAGCGGTACGTTGGTTGAAGAAATCCATTGGGTGCCAGCAAAGTCGATGACTTCATAGTCGTGACCTTCGCCCCAGCCTTCCTGAATCAACTTCTGTCCCTCGACAGAACGCTTCAAAATGTCCGTGACGCCGTTGTAAGTCGTATCATTGAACAAATCGGCAGCGACGTAAGGAGACATGATGCCGTGTAGCTTGCCATCGGCAAATGGGCGGACGTTTCGTCCAAACAGAGACCCTGCGGCATTACGGATAGCAGAAGCGTTCAGATAAGAACCGTCAGCAATATCGACAACCGTGGTGGTATCGATTGAGCAAGCCGCATCGAATTCCATCTGGGCAATGCTATCGACAATCAGAGAGCCACGATAGCCCATCATTTTATTGAGGTTTTCCAACATCGGGTCGATAGCAACATCCAGTGCCAAATCTGACACGGTGATGTAATCGACGTACTGCCCAATGACAGCCTGAACATCGGGGGCGGTCGGAACAAGTCCGCTACCAACGGTGCCTTCAGTAGCGGTACCGGGTTGGTTCCCCGCAGTGACGCCGCTAATGAACGGAGCCAATGCATAGGAGAACAGTTGAATTGTTTTACCACGATGTAACGGAAGGTCACGGGGTGTGGTCAGGGTATGGAAGCCAAGGTTGGCGAAGAAGGCGTCAATTGCGAGCGAATCGTAATAGACAGCCTGAGTGTTCGTCAAGTTGGCGTTAGTTACTGCTGATGCAGCTAAACTCATAAATACTCTTTGGTACTTGGGTTAATATGACCGTGGTCATATCACGCCAGCATGACTACTGTTTCCGTGTTGAGCGGAGGACAATCCGTCTACGCTCGTCGGGTGACAGTTTCATCATGCTTTCGACAGTAGGTTCGTCTGGCTCGGCTTGCACGTCATCTGCGCTAGATTGACGTGGGCTGATGCCGACGTGCGCCTTTTTACCCCGCAACACCTTTTCAGGGGGTGCGGTTACTTCTTTCTGATCATGTACCTTAACCAATCCGGTTTCGGTCAATGCATCGAAAGCAATCTCATAATTGGAAGCGGTAGCAGCCATATTGTTTTTCTGGAGATACTCCATCATGGCTTTACCATTTACCGCATCATCTTTATACTCAGGATGGGCAGCTACAAACTTTGCGCCTTCCCGTTGATTCTGTGCCTGCTGGGCTGCTTGCCTTGACTCCGCTAGTACTTCCCGGAGTTCCTCAGGAGTGACCCCTACAGTAGACTTGAATAGTTTAGAAATCGCCCCGGCTGGGTTGGTCTGCAACTCTTGCGAGATAGCAAACTGCTCATCAACCGTCAGCGCCGTGGGCTCAAACTTAACTTCAGCTTTAGCAGCCTCAGGCAAAATGCGCTCTTTAATGCGCCTATTCTGCTCACGAATCTTTTTCGTGGCGTTAAGCTGGGCAGTTGAAAGAGCCTCGATTAGCTCATCTTTCGTGTCACCCTCGAAAACTTGAACGCCAGCTCCATCCCCACAGTCGATTTCACGCCGCCATGCTTTATGCTTCGGGATGGTTTCCGTAGCTGGCGGGGTAACTGTTGGCGGGACTACTGTGGTCTCGCTACTTGTAATAACCGGAACATCCGGGGTTTGTGGTTCTGCGACTTTATTTTTGTTAAACTCAGCTTCGGCGGCTGCCCGAAGTTTTTCTAAATCCATACGTTGACTCCTGTATGCCAATCCGGGCATAGTCGGCAGTTGGGTTAACAGTGAAGGTTTGCGATTATCGAAGGCGGATTGTCCGCAAATTCGATGTAACTTTGAATCGTGGCAGTGAGAGAATCCACTAACTCAGTGACTGCCCGTTGACGGCATTTGAGATAGAAAATCTCGTGAATATCGGTACTTTTTGTACTCTCCAGCTTGGCTTTGGCTCGGTCGGCTTCCTCTTTCAATAGCACCATGAGTAGTTGCCAGCCGGGGTCGTCTGCGTATCCCCGGAGCTTATTCCCCCGGTCGTAGGCTGTTACGGCTTCCTGCTCATCGTGGGTCAGGTTGGCTTTGATTAAAGGCATTACTGGTTACTCCCAAAGCCCTGATCGCCGGGGGAGCCATTAACCGCCTCGGATTCCCCGGCTTTCTCTATGACCTGACGCTGTAGCTCCCGATATGCACGGGCACTGTTCTCAGCATCGACCACTTGAAGTTTGGAATCGGTTTCCCCGGCTTGTTTCTGTTTCTGAACACCAATCTGCTGTACCGCAGGATTTTGCATGGCGGCTCTCTGCTCATCCTCAGGTGTCATATCGAGGATGACATTGGCGTAGTTCTTCCAACCACTCACGTCAAACCACATCTTTACAAGTTCGACCACGTTCAGCTTTTTACCTTGGGCTTGCAACATGGTGTGCATTGGGTCTGTAACTAACATTTGTGTGAGCATCGGGAGCGATTGCGCCATATTTCTCTTTGCAGCCATGCGGGCGGCAGCGAGAATATCGAAAGTAACCTTGGCATTGAGAATGTCCAAGTGATCGCCTTCGTAGGCTTGGGCAAGCTCGTCATTGAGGATGTAGCGGAGTCTTTCCAACGGTAAGAGTCTTCTGTTCATCTCGTGGAAGGCATCAAGGGTGGGCTCGAATACCTGATCGCCGATGCGCTCAACGAATGCTTCCAACCGTGCGCCGGAACCTGCCGCCAGTAGATTGCTGCCCGTGGCAGTGCGTGTGATGCTCGTCCTGCCCTGAGCGGGCATGTTGCCCTGCGTGATTAGCTCGTTTGCGCCTGAAACGGATTCGGCACGGGCTTCCGACATCTGCACCTCGGCGAAGGCTTCCGGTACCGCCTGAATGCGGTCCATCGGCTTGATGGCGTTCACATCCTCAACTTTGAGGAATTTGCCAAGCGCCATGCGGATATTTTGGACAGGAACGTTCTTGCCTTGCTGAATAAGGATGGGCAGATTCAGGTTGAAAAAGACTTCATCCAAGTGGGCTTCGGTCAAGCCCTTCTGGATTAGCTGCTCAAATGCATGGGTGACTCCGATGCCCAGACCATAGAAGGAATTGGGAACGTCGTACCAAGTAACGCTTTCAAACGGCAGTCTTCCAAATGGGTTACGCTCGTTCCGGATAACTAATTTCCGATTCAGGACCGTAATTACTTTGTTTTTGTCCCAGCGCTCCAGTAGCTCGAATTTACTATCATCGAAAGTGGGGTCAACCGTGTTCTTTTGGTCACGGCTGGCGGCTTGGTGTGTGAAGTTAGGTGCAATCCTCTGCGCTTCCAGTAACCCAACCGGAGCTTTCTCTTCGGGCGGAAAGAGCAGGTCGTGTAGCTCTTCCTTCGGGGGGATTTCATAGCCTTCATAATTGCGAAGGTCTTCCAATTCCTCCGCATTCAACTTCATGCGGTGAATGACAAAATTCGCTTTGCGAATATCCGGATAGCGGAGCGAAGGATCAACAAAGACTTCCCGCAGGTCGCAGTTTTCTAGGATCGGCTTATCAATGTTCTCGGTTATTTCCTCAACTTCAATCGTGTCGGACTCGGTGGTATGCAACGTGGTATCCGGCAAGCCGGGAACGTCGGACTTAATGGTGATGGGGTCTTTACTACGGTGGTAAATCTCATCCTTGCGGGTGAAACTCTGCCATGACCATTTCCATATGCCGGTGCCAAAGGTGAGGCAATCCCTGACGCCAATTCTGATTTCTTCCCGGAATCCGCAATCTTCAAGCTGGAAATGCAGCAAAGCGCTGACGGCACGGGCGGTGTCTTCGGTTACTGAGGGTCTGGGGGTTAAGGAAAATGGCGGGTCATCGGCAAACAGCCCGTTCATAATTTGGGGCAAGATGCTCTGGACGTGTTTAGCAACGGTGTAGAAATTGACGTTGGCTCGGGGTACGTCGGTCCCTTCCCACGTGTTATTGGTGATAAGGGGCTCGTACATTAACTGCGAAAACGCCCACCTTAAAGCCCACTGTTTGCTTCTGAGCCATTCTTCAGTTCTTAGATAATCTTGGACACAGAGCTTCAGGGCTCCAGATTCAGTTGGAACTCCACCAATCTTGATTTCATCGGGGGTGATAGGGGCAGTTACGGAGACGTGCGGTTGGTCAATCAGTGCCATATAAAAGGACTCGGTATATGAATTTGTTAGCGAAGTAGCGACATACCGAGTAAGCCGGACTGATTACCAGTAGCGGAAGTTACGGGGGTCGTATCGTCGAATAACATGTGTTCAAAAGCCCGTCGCCTTAATTCAACATGGTCTATCTTTGGGGCGGCGGGTGTGGTAAGACCTGTCAGATCGCCGACATGCAGCACCAACATCGATAGTGCGTCGGAAACGTCATCGTGGCGGGAATAGGGATAAGCGGTAAGCTCTTCAAACAAATACTTGAGCCCATCGACATAATTGGCGAACCAAAGGCGGTCGGAACGAAGCATGGTGGCCAAAAACCCGATACGGGTTTTCTTTGCATCCTTGAACCTTGGCGGTGATGCCCACATGATCGGACAATTAACCCGGCACTCTTGCGCCGTGCGTACAACGGTAGGCTCCAAGGCACGAGCGCCTTGGGCATCCTCAATGATTGTGGTCTCAGGCTGCCACTGCTTGGCGGCTTCGACTATTGCGCTCGCCTGCTGAACGGGGTTGTATCGACCACGGATAATATCGAGCACGAAAAGGCGGTGTTGGTCGTCAACGATGCCAACCACGCCACATGTGTAATCGTTTCCGGCTCTCTGCGAGTATCCGGACAAATCCCAGCAAATGTACTTCTTGCCCGTGTAGGGAAGACTGTCATAGGGCAGCTTGTGCCGCAGCAGCATGTCCAGTGGGAACGATGCCTGCAAAGCCTCAATCAGCGGGTCTGGTTGGTTAAGCTGCTGGCAGGAGAAGGCGTATGGATTCGCCCGGTACTGCTTATTCAACATGCTAAACTTCAGGCGGTCAGGGTAAAGAAGCTCAACATCCTCGGCGTGCATGATGGGAGCGCCGTAATCATTCTGTTGCAGGATGACGCCTTGTTTGAGTTTCCATGCCGCCATCTTGCAAACTTGTAAGGCAAGTGGTTCCCCAGCCGCAACTAAGTCTTCTTCC